AACTACCATTTACCAAGCTGTCAGCAAAGTAGTATCGTGTGACCCCGTGTGTTTCATAGTGGTGTATAATTTCGTTGGCAATACTCTTACCTGATCTAAAACGATATTTGGGACTGGTCTTGGCCACATCACAAAAAGTACAACTTCTTACACAGCCACGACTGCCAATTATGGCCAGTTCTTGATTATCAAAACTGCTGTAGTTGTCTAAATTATAATAGGTATAATCTGGCCAAGGCTGAATATCTAAATCATCAATCTGTTGAAACTGATAGTTACCAATACCAGGACCCTGTCCGTGTTCAAGATACATGGGAATACTTTGTTCAGCTTCACCAGTGATATATTCATCAATTATACCAGCTTGTTTGAAATTTTCAGCAAAGGCCAACTGACTGCTAGTGTTGTTGACATAGACCAACCCGGCGCCACCTACTACTATTTTAGCCTGGGTGTGTGTTCGCAAACGCGGCAAAAATACTTGTCCAAACTTTTGCGCCAGATAAGAAAACAAGCTTACAAATATATAATCATATTGCATGAGATTGGAGCCGCTGATCCACTGATCAATAAACTGTTCAAGACACTGTAGTTGTTGATTATTAAAACTAGGGCTATGCTCATAAAACACATCATCAAAGTATCCAGTTGATTGGCCTTGAGTAATTAGATACTGATCTAATTTGTGTTGTAAATCTTCGGCCACACACCAATGTCCTTGAAGAGCACACACGTTGGCAATAATGGCTCCAGCTAGACTAGGGCGACTTTTATCCAAGGGAGGTAAATTAATGATTAGAGTTTTGTGCATGCATTAGTTTTTTAATGGCTTGAATTTTTTCAGTCACAAACCCGTATTCAAATCTAGCTTGCCCACTGCGTTGGTGTGATGCAATGTCTAGTTTTTGTTCATGTTTGATAAATTTTTCTTCAATAATCCAACTCAACACAGGTTCTTGTATTACAAAATCAATTCTGCCGTTGGCATACATGCCCAACATGCAGGGTTGAATTGTACCATTGTCTTGATGCATGGGCAAATTTTTAATCCATTCCATGCCCATGCTAATGCTTTCAATGCGAATATCATTGATTTTTATATTTTTATCCTTGACTATGCGACCTTGATCATCTACCATGGTATCCCATTTACCATTCTCGCCGTTTCTTTTGGCTAGTCCAGCCATACAGATACGATTGCTGGGCTGAGCAGGCAGATCAAACTCTAACACTTGTTGTTCTTCTACATGGCCTTGATATACAATGTTGTCATTGTGCATAATACAAATCCAAGGATACTCATTACAACAACTGCCATGCAAATCAAATTCAATTTTCATAGTTTTTATTATACTATACTTTGCGGTGGCAAGTCAAAAAAACAGGCACTTCAGAAGTGCCTGTATAAAATGGGTAGTTGTTTAGTCTACCCAGGAGCTACCTGTTAATTTACCAGTTTGTAAGCCTGACCAGTAAATTTTATATCTTTATCATAGACCATTCTATATGTCTTGCCATCTACCCGGGTGAATGCATCTGCGCCGTTGTCGTTGTAGTGTATGTCAAAAAATCCCACTACTCGTTTCAAAAGACTCTGTGCCTGCACGGGTGTTAGTTTACGCTCTTTCATTTCTATTCCTTTCAACACAATTAGGCTGCTTTCATACAGGTAGTTTCTGCCATGCGTTTCCAATTGCCCGGGAAACTCTTACGCAAATCTGCTACCTTGATTGCCATGCGTAGACTCATTTCACGCATGCGATTTTGATTGGTGCTCATGAATTCAATGATCTCATCTTCAACGCAAGGTTCAAAATCATAATCACGAAACAACACACCATCTTTGGCAATTTGTTTGATACGCAGAATTTTGTCACGCATGGTGTCCAAGGTTAGATCCAGGTAGTGACAACGACTCTGCAAGGCATCCAGGTGGTCACGCAATTTTTGCGATTTCATTTGATCAAACTTGAGGTTGGTAATAAAGATCACTGAACCTTTGAACTCAAAACTATCTGGAATACCTTCGCGACGTAGAGTGCTGGATTCACTTAACCATGAAATTTTGCGTTTCTTGCCCGAATCCAAGGCACCTTTCAACAAGTTCAAGGCCACATCATCCACAAGAATGCTGTCGCAGTCATCAAACACCACCACACAGTTTGTGTCGGAATATTTGTACAGGGTCTGATACAAGCCGATTGGAGTGGCTGAGCCTTTGACCACTTCGGCACGCAACCGCTTGGAGCCCATCATCTGCATCATGTGAACCTTTTCAATTTCTTGCTCAACACCAAAGCTCTTGCCCACACCCGGAGGGCCACTCACAATCATGGCACGAATGTCGCCATTTACACAGGCCTTGGTCATTTCTTGTAGAATGTCAAAGCGTTCACGAATACGAGTGATCACTTCGTCGTCGGTTTCAACAGATGTTGCACCTGGTTTTTCAAACTGAATGGTGTTGTTTTGCATGGTTTCTCCCGTGGTGTATTCAATATCATTAATGTCATTTATTCGAATGCGAACTACCCCAAATTCAGGGCCAAAATAACCACCACTGTCCACGGTGACAAACCCACCACGAGCTCCAGTCTGAAACCCTTTGACCAAAGTGAATGATACATTGTTCACTGGTTGATTGCGATATACGCCATTGATAACTCTAATTGTGCTCACTACTAGCTCCTTCTTAATTGTTTTAATAATACTATTATAGCAAATGAATTATTTTCGGTCAACCATGCTCTTTAGGTGTTCCTCGTACTGAAACTTGGCCAACAGCACAGAATAAATCGTGTATAAACAAGCGGTTACACCTATCACCATCAGTCCCATGACAAACTGTTCTGGAGTCAGAAACCGTGCCACATAAGAACCCGCCAAACCCATGGCCGCACACATGCCGCCAAATACCACTGTAACCAAACCTGCTTTTAACTTTGAATTCATATTTTACCTTTCTACTAAAATTGTTGCCTAAAAACTACATTATGCTACTATTATAACAAAACGGGATTTATTGGTCAATCAATTTGTACATCGGCTATTTGCCCGTTGCGAAAAATATAGTAAGCATTTACCAACCCATAAGAAACCCAAATACAGCCATTGCCCGGCCGCATGCTGTAGTTGGCAATGCCTCGTTGGCGCAGGTCTTCATGTATCAGGATCACTTCAAATTCGTTTAATTCGTTCATCATGCCAGGATTGTAGCATGTGACTAGAAGTTGGTCAAATCACTGCCAGTTATTGACCACAACAGGATCATGGACTTGATGAGGTTTGGGATGACCGTGAAATATCACGATATCTGTGCTAGTACCAACTCTGGCTCCTGCGCCTGGGTTATGTGCTCTGCGTCGTGAAAAGTCATAGCCACCGTCGGCACACTGCCAGCGCCAACTCTGAAAACGATCTCCATCTAAAAATCTACGCTGTTCAGGTTTGATAGTGACCTGTAAAAAATCCTGATCACCTTGGTAGCTTCGTATGGTTTCACGTGGATCACGCCGATTAAATTCGTCCCAAACATAACTGAAACGAGCAACATTGAACTTCATGACACTGCTGTTCATACCATTGTGAAAAGGCTTTTGCAAGTAACGAAAGTCACGTATGGTCCAAAAGTAATCACTGGCGCTCTGGGGTATCCAATCAATATTACGAAGAACCACTGTGTCCAAATCAAGGTACAGCAAATCACCTGTGTGGTGTTCTGGATTAAACAGTTGCACCTTGTACCACCACGAACGTTTTGGTCCGCCAATGCCATCCCACTCTTGTAAACAATGTTTGATCATGTGTGGTGGCACACTACGATCGTGTTCGGTGTAAACATGGAACCGTACCTGGCTCGACAAGTGCCTACAGCACATGTTGTAGAGGTTTTCTACGTAGCGCCAATCATAGCCTTTGCTGTGTATCACGCATGCCACGTCCACAGGTGCGTGATATTGATGTGCTGGCTCTGCAACTGATTCGCGACTCTGTCTTTCGCGTTCTTTTCTTGCTCGTTTTTCAGCCTTGGTTTCCATGAGTCCAGAATGGATATTGTCGTAGCACTCGATCTACCGCAGGTGGGTACCCTGGGTCCGCAACATAACGTGTGACACACTTGTGATTGATGGCATTACCAAAATCAATATTACGGAAATAAGTCAAGGTTTGATCGGTATCTTTGTGTTGACTTTCTATGCAACTGGCAATTTTGTTTTTGATGATGTCATCTGACCCCATCCAACCCCAGTGCCAGCCCGCTGATTTAGCATAAGTGCCGCAATGGCTGCGATCTTTGCGTTTTTGTGCGTGACCCACACCGGCTTGTAATCCTTTGTAGAGATGACAAGGATCATCAAAGTGTCGCTTTTTGGCCACCACATGCCCAGCCCAACCACGATCCAACTTTTGATCAAATCGATAGATATACATATCTAGGGCACAACTTATAGGCAGGTCCTGACGATCGACCTCGGCCAGTATTTCAGGCACCAGCTCAGGATTCAGTATTTCGTCCAAGTCGCTGTGTATGACAATGTCATTGTCATCGGCGTCAGCATAGCCTGGAACCAAGGCTGCACGTTGGCCATTTTCTATATCCCAGTTGGTCCAGGATTCTGGTATGTCTAGCTTTATGACCCGCAGTCTGTCTCCCCAATGTGCGTAGCGTTCGATATTGTTGCTGAGATGATAAGGTTTGGGGCGGCCGCTCATGGTCCTGTTTCCTTCGCAGATAACCCAGCGATCTACCCAGTCTTTGGTTAGTTCCAGACGTATATCCAGCATGTGGAACTCGTCATTGAAAAGTGTTGTGTCAATGATCATGATCAAAACTGATAGATTATTTGATAGGCATCATATATGGGCCGTATATTTTTACTTTCAAGATATTCTACAATACGCCGCCCTTTGCCAGTCCTACAATTATCCGACAAATGTCTAGAATTGTCATCAATGGCCACTACAGCACCGGGCCTGAGATGATCTTCAATGGATAAAAATTCTTTGAGATGATGTTCTGCACTGGCAGTGTCGTTCTCCCATTTGACGTCCCAGCTGTCAAGATAAAATAGATCAACTTCGTGTAGATCACTTTGTTCTTGCAAAAATTTCACGCTGTCACTGCAATGACTGGAAAAGTTTTTGTCAACAATGTAGTTGTTGGCTGTATTAACTGCCGTGGGATCAATATCAACGCTTCTAACAGTACCACCATGATGCTTGACAAATTCTGTAAACAACCAGGCACTTTGTCCATCTTTCCAGTTGCCAGGATTTCTCAAAGTTCCAGTCTCTATAATTTTGTAATGTTGTTTGTTTTGCTCTAGTAATTTTTGAAACATCAATTGAAATCCGTTGCCACGCTGACAATGTCCTTCAATTAGGCCACGTTTGGCACCGCTAGACTTGGGCATGAGAACATTGTAATATTTTGTTTGATACGTTTTTAACCAACTCATTAAGATTTCCTTACCACCCAACATCTTCCCATTCTGCTGACTTTGATTCCCCGGGGTTTAAAAAAATCCCACACTGCTTGTTGTAAATCTGGATAACCTTTAGTGTAGTCGTCGCCACCAAACATTTGACCTGATCGTATCTTGGGCCACCATGCTGTCAAGTCATTGGTGACACACTCATAACTGTGTCCGGCATCCACGTAACAAAAATCCACTGAGTTGTCATCAAATTGCTTGGCGGCATCCCAGCTCATGCCTTCGATGGCTGTGATGTAATTAGAAATTGGTGCAACGTTATCTGTAAAAATCTGTTTGAGATTTTTTAATATGGCGTTGTCATAGTGTTCGGGTCCGCCTAGCCAGCTGTCTACACAATAAAATTTTCCAATCTTACCAGCATTGATCAACTCTACTGCGCAATAGGCAGCACTTTTGCCGGTCCATGACCCCAATTCAACCCAGGTACCCCCTGCAGGAAATTCTTGCACAGCCCGATTCAACAAGTCCGTGTTGCGATGATTCATAAAACCATCTATTTTGTTATAAAAGTGATCCATGAATGTATTTACGCCATAATATGCACACATAAATATTAGCATGAAAACCATCATTGTTGTTTCTGGGGGTTTCGACCCTGTTCATTCTGGACACATACGATTAATCAAAGAAGCTCGTGCGTTAGGTGACATGCTGATTGTGGGCATCAACAGCGACGAGTGGTTGGCCCGCAAAAAAGGTCGTGCATTCATGCCCTGGACGGAACGCTTGGCAGTGCTTAATAATCTAAAACAGGTGGATGAAGTCTACACCTTTGATGATGACGACGGCACAGCCTGCCATTTGCTCGAGCAGGTCAGAGCTCATTATCCAGGAGATCGTATCGTGTTTGCCAATGGTGGGGACCGTACTCGCGAAAACATTCCCGAAATGTCAGTGTCCGAAGTAGAATTTGTGTTTGGTGTGGGCGGAACTGACAAGGCCAATTCTAGCTCGTGGATCCTACAAGAATGGAAAGCACCCAAAACCGAACGTGTCTGGGGCAATTATCGTGTGTTGCACGAAGCTGGTGCCCAGGTCAAAGTCAAAGAACTCACCGTAGAACCCGGGCAACGACTCAGCATGCAACGTCATCAACATCGTGCCGAACACTGGTTTGTCACACATGGCACTGCCACAGTGTATACCATAAACAGAAAGAGTGATGCTGAGCTCCTGGGTGAGTTTGGTACGCACCAACACATACATATTGATCGCGGCGAATGGCATCAGTTGTGCAACGAAACCAATCAACCTTTGCGTGTGGTAGAGATACAGTATGGCACGTCTTGTGTTGAAGAGGATATTGAACGTCAATGACTCCAATTCCAATTTTTGTAGGCTATGATCCCAGAGAAGCCATTGCGTACCACACCTGTGTGAACAGCATTATTCGTCATGCCACACAGCCTGTGGCCATTGTGCCTGTGGCCTTGAACCTGTTTCAAGATTATGAAGAAACACACGGCGACAATTCAAATCATTTTGTGTACACCAGATTCCTTGTGCCACATCTCATGAGCTACACCGGCTGGGCCATATTCATCGATGGTGACATGATAGTACGAGATGACATTGTAAAACTTTGGAATTTTCGTAACGAAGGTCACTATGATGTCATGGTGGTCAAACATGACTACAAAACACGCATGACCACCAAGTACATGGGCGCCAAAAACGAAGACTATCCTAGAAAAAACTGGTCCAGTGTGATACTTTGGAATTGCAGTTCGTGGCCTAATAGGAAATTAACTCCGCAATTTGTTCAAAGTCAACCTGGCAGTTATCTACACAGATTCTCTTGGTTGGATGATGACCGCATTGGCGAGTTGCCCAAAGAGTGGAACTGGTTGCCCGATGAGCTAGGTGTCAATCCTGAGGCCAAACTGTTGCATTACACCTTGGGAACACCTTGCTTTACAGAATTTGCTGACACTCCCCAAAGCGAAGAATGGCATAGAGAACGTATACTAACAGAATATTGTCAACAACGTTCCGATGTCTAACTGGATTTTCCTCAGCAAAGGCGGTAACGATGAGTATGTCAACATGTTTGCCAACAGTGTCGGTGCTTCAGTAACCAACACTGACGATTTTGATTACAACAACAATACCAATCCCATTGTGTTACGTGGCATACTCAAACACAAAATCATGAAACAGTGCTGGCAAGATTCAAGAGATTTTTATTACATTGATTCAGGATATTTTGGAAATCAACCCAACCCACAAAATCCTCATGGTTGGAAACTGTGGCACAGAATCGTCAAGAACGATCTACAGCACGGTGATATTGTGCCAAGACCCAGTGATCGTTGGGACCAATTAAAAATTAAATTACATCCAAGACGTCATGGCAGTCGAATCATTGTTGCTGCTCCGGACGAAAAACCCTGCAGATTTTACAATGTAAATTATGACACCTGGGCGGAAGAAACCGTGGCAAAGATCAAACACTACACAGATCGTCCCATAGTGATACGTAAACGGGCACCCAAACGCATTGATCGCACACACAGCGATCCACTAGCAAAAGTTCTAGCCGAAGATGTGCATGCCTTGGTTACTTTTAACAGTGTGGCAGCTGTGGAAAGTGTGATGCTGGGTGTGCCAGCATTTACTTTAGCACCAGCCAACGCAGCTGCACCAGTGGCATCGCAGGATCTCAGTCAAATAGATTCTCCCTACTGGGCTGAAGAAGATAAAATACATGCATGGGCATGCCACCTGGCCTATGGACAGTTTCATGTCAACGAATTACAAGATGGCACAGCTTATAGGATATTAAATGCTAATTAAAATTTTCATGGCATCAGCCAGCAATTACCAAGAACGCGACACTTTGCTTAAACTTGGTCAAGGCATCCAAAATTGGGTTACACAGCAAAATGGGCAGACGCCACAAACAGACATGGTACGAATAGGTCGCTGGGCCGACCTTGATATTGGTCTCACTCATGCACTGGATTATGAATACAGCGAAGGCTACACTGAATGCGATGTTGCTGTGTTTTTTGGTAGTTGGAAAGCCAGGGAAAAGAATCATCACATGACCAGAAGCAGTGTGGCTGGGGCCAGTCGATGTTTTGTTTGCATAGAAACACCGTTGCTGAATCGCGTTACTGACGCACCAAACACACAATGGCGCATGGGTATAAATGGATTTTTATGTCAAAGCGCAACATGGCCTGACAATGATCAAAGTGCCGGACAACAAAGATTAAATGCATTGGGCATAGGCGAATGGCAAGGCTGGCGCAATAATCCCAATGGTCACATATTGTTAGCATTACAGTTACCGGGCGACGCCAGTTTGCGAGGTGTTGATGTCAATGACTGGGCATTTACCGCCATACAAGAAATACGCCAACACAGCCAACGTCCCATTGTGGTAAGAAATCATCCACTGTCCTCAGGACGTGCCATGGCCGACCACGAAACCCTGGCACGATTGGTATTGATGCATAACATTACTGGTATTAAATTCAGTGACGGAGCCATGGTGCCATGGAGTGAAGATTTACGCAGTGCATATTGTACAGTAACTTACACCAGTGGACTGGCCATTGACAGTGTATTATCTGGTATTCCCACTGTGGCCTGCGATAACGGAAACTTTGCTTGGCCATTTAGCAGTCACTATCTTGAAGAAATTGAACGGTTAATTCTGGCTGATGCTAATACTGTAAACACTTGGTTGCGTCACTTGGCACAGTGTCAATACAGTGTGGAAGAAATGCAGTCGGGTGTAGCCTGGGAAAAATTATTGCCTCCAATTAACACAATACTTGAAAAACTGGCCAAAGGTGGCAAAAAGAAATAATGAAAGCTGTCAGCTACATAGCCACTTTACCTAGCAAATTGCTGTCAAGACCTCACAGCACCGACCATAAGTTTCTAACTCTCACTGGGTTCGCACAAGGTGTTTGTGCCTCGGGTGACACGGGCATAGTAGAATACAGCATGACATACCAGCCCAGCGAAGTAGCATTTATGTTGGGATGGGTGCATGAGCATGGCAAAACTGCACCACACTTGACATTTAGAAAACAAATAGTAGACAATCAAACAGCCAACGGTGGCAGAACTATTATTGCAGACAGCAATTTGTTTTTGTACAAAAATACTGCTAATCCAAAAACATATCAGCGTTACAGTTATGACGGTGTGTTTCCTAACACGGGGGAATACTGTGACTCAGATCCAGATCCAGCTAGATGGACAAAAATCAAACAAGACATTGGATTAGAATTACAACCTTGGAGAACCAAAGGCGATCACGTGCTGTTGTGTTTACAACGTAACGGTGGGTGGAGCATGGCTGGAGTCAGCACTATAGAGTGGGCGTTAAATACCATCAGGGAACTACGCAAGTACACCAATCGTCCCATACGCATAAGATCTCACCCTGGCGACAAAGGTGCCGGCAGTGATTGCGAAAGAATTTTAAAATTAACACGTATTAACAAGATAGATCGTATTTCTTTAAGCCAGCCACAAATTGATTTGGTCAGTGATTTGCACAATTGCTGGGCTGTAGTCAATCATAATTCCAGTCCCACAGTAGGTGCGGCCATTGAAGGCGTGCCTGTGTTTGTGACCGATCCTGGCAACAGTCAGTGTGCTGACATTGCCAACACAAACTTGGCAGATATTGAAAATCCTAACATGCCAGACCGGCAACGTTGGGTAGAACGGTTATCACAATTCCATTGGTGTCATGACGAAATTGTCAACGGCGTTTGTTGGAATCACATGAAAAAATGGGCTACAAAATGATAGAAGTAATTACCAGTTTCAATCAACATTATTATGATCTAATTGGAAAAGACTGTGTGACAACTTGGCTAGAGCACTGGCCAAAAGATATGACATTGACATGCTATGTAGAAGAATTTAGATTACCCGATGATCCAAGAATACAGCAACTTGATTTTTCTGTGCTAGAACAGAGTTACTGGGACTTGCAAAACGAAAACTTCCATAGCAGTGTAAAAAAGTTCAGTAAAAAAGCCTATCCTTTCATACATGCCATGTGCAACAGCTCTGCTGATTGGATACTATGGATTGATGCAGATGTTCTGTCTGAACATACAATACCAGCAGATTTTTGGCCCAAACAACTACAGGCTCAATATCTTTCTGCTTACATGGGAGTAATCTACTATGCAGACAAGGATGGTAATCCAGGCAATTGGTTGGTACCCGAGACTGGAGTGTTTGCTGTAAACACAAAGCATCCAGGCTTTAGCGAATTCCGTGAAGAATACGCCAGACGTTATCGAGAAAGAGATTTTGATGATTTACGCAGAGCCTATGACAATGATGTATTAGGTGCCGCAGTAGGAAAAGTGTCTGCCAAATATCTTGATTGGTGCAATGGTTTGGCCAAGGCATACAAAACGCCCATGCGCCACACAGTGCTAGGAAAATATCTCATGCACTGGAAGGCCAAACACAGCAAGCACACCTACAGTCAACTCACGGCTGACCAATAACTTTCCTTACGATCAACTATGAGATCCTTGGCATGACTGCGCCCTGTATCTTTGCGCCGACCTTTGAGATGATCTAGGTAAGCACCCCAAGCTGTATTGATCAACGGATGACCTTCGCCGCGGATTAATCCAGCACTCCAGTTTAGTTGTTGCCATGTGGGATTCAGTGCTTGTACTTCTTTGCGTGTTTCATCAAATACCCAACAATCATTCCACTCAGCCATGGTCATGAGTCTGCCTGAGTCATATGCCAATTGAAACTCTCGCAACCAAGACCTTGTCACAGGATCCGTTAAGTTTATCGCATACAATCCGCACTCGGTAAATTTTTTCTCTCTACCAAGAAACGCCAAGCCTACTGGGGGAGGTATTTGACTTTCAATAAACTCTAGAGTGATAGGGGTATGGCATACCATGTCAGCATCCATCCAAAACAACACATCTGCTGTGGTGTTTTTTGCGGCATGGCACACCGCATATATCTTGTGACTGAAACGTATGGCGTCCCAACGGAAACCAATGCCCGGCTGTTTGCCTTTGCGATCTGGCGGTCCCATGGCAACTTCACCACGTGCTCGTGGATCGTTTTTCCAACGCTGTTTGAAAGCCACAAGCTCGGGAGAACTTGAATGTAAATCACGTACAATCAAGTTTGATGCGCTTTCCTCTATGTCATGATCTTCAGGATATACCATTAGCGTAACTTCTTGAGGCCAGTTTTGCAAAAACGTTTGAATCAATCGTCTAGCATATTTGTCATATCCAGCACGATGAAAAGTTGTTACCACAGAGAATTTACGACTCATGTTTTTCCTTATAACTATATTGAACTATTTAATACTGTTATCATGCACATTTCGCTTTTTGATCAATACGGTGCAATCAATAGTGGTCCTGTTTTTACCGCAATAAGACAGGGTCTTGCTGTGAGTGGAATCCATTGTTCTAGAATGGATATGAGTGCCGATGTGGCTGTGATTTGGAGTGTGGTTTGGTCCGGACGTATGCAACCCAACCAAAGAGTGTGGCAACATTTTCGATCACAAGGTAAATCAGTCATTGTTGCCGAAGTTGGTATGATACAACGTGGGAAAACATGGAAACTGGGCTTGAACGGCACCGGAATACATTCCAGGATTGATATTCCCATGAACCCAGCTCGTGCCAGTTCCTTGGGACTCAATGTTCGGCCCTGGCAAACCAACGGCCAACACATTGTAATTGCATGCCAACGTACCGACAGTGAGCAATGGGCAGGTCAACCCAATATTGACGTGTGGCTACAACAGACCATTGCTGGAATAAAGAAACATTCAACAAGGCCTATTATAGTTAGGCCGCACCCAAGGCAAGGTATACCACCAGTTGATGCTGTTGTGCATAGACCAAAAAGAATGCCACACACATACGATAGTTTTGATTTTGATAACAGCTTGTCCACAGCCTGGTGCGTGATAAATTGGAATTCAGGACCAGGAAGTCAAGCCATAATCAACGGTATTCCTGCATTTGTTGGACCCGAAAGCCTGGCTGCGCCAGTTGGTAATCTAGATTGGTCACAAATAGAAAACCCTGTTCGACCAGATCGAACAGGGTGGTTAGAACAACTGGCACACACCGAGTGGACCGTAAAGGAGATAGCTACTGGTTACCCCCTGCGCAGATTACTTGGGCTGGAGTCTAGCTAAGTCGGCATCAACCATGTCGCGCACCATTTGTTCAAATGAAGTGCGTGGTTTCCACCCCAGTAACTCGCGTGCTTTGGAACTGTCCCCACACAAACTATAGAGTTCTGCTGGACGTTTGAATCTTGGATCGCTTTTGACCAAGGCTTGCCAGTCCGTGATGCCTACATGTTCAAATGCAATGCAACACAAGTCACCAATGGTGTGTTGTTCACCAGTGGCTATCACATAGTCTCGTGCTTGGTCTTGTTGTAACATCAACCACATGGCTTCTACAAAGTCGCCGGCAAATCCCCAATCACGACGTGCATCTAAGTTGCCCAAGGTAACTGAATCTTGCATGCCCAGTTTGATACGTGCCACTGCATCTGTGACCTTGCGTGTGACAAACTCACGACCACGCAATGGCGATTCATGATTGAACAACACCCCTGAACAAGCATACAAGCTGTAGCTTTCGCGAAAATTCACAGTCATCCAGTGTGCGTAGAGTTTGCTTACTCCGTATGGACTGCGTGGAGTAAACGGCGTATTTTCTCCTTGTTGCGGAGTAGTGGCATTACCAAACATTTCTGATGTAGATGCTTGATAAAATTTTGAATTAGGACTGTGAGTTTTGATTGCATTAAGAAGGTTAAGCGGACCCATGCTGTTAACCTCAGTGGTTAACTTGTTTAAATCCCATGATATTCCTACAAAACTTTGCGCGGCTAAATTATAAACTTCTCGAGGTTGTAAACTGCGCATGAGATGATTCATGGAGTTTTCGTCAGTGATGTCGCCGGTTACTAACTCAATATCATTTTCAATACCCAGCCAACGTATGTTGTCCAAATTGGGATTGCTATATCTTTTTACCAAGCCATACACTTGATAACCTTTTTCAACCAGTAGTTTGGCAAGATATGGACCGTCTTGCCCGGTCATGCCTGTAACAAATGCTGTGGGTTTCATGTTGCCTCCGTTACACTATGTATGTAACTTTGGCTTACAGGGAAAATTTATACCTGTATGTCTTCCATGCCGGCTGTGCGCAAGCGAACCACATGACCCATTTGCCACTGTTTGGTATCAAGGCCTTTCATGATACCCAGCCAGCGATTTCGTAGCAGTGCTACTTCGTTGATGATGGTTTCAAAGTCTATGACTTCGTCTTCGCCGTCCACATACTTTTCAGCATCACGACTGGTCAAGGCACGCTGATAGCCTTCCAAGTATTTTTGAAAGTGTTTACGGCGTATCTTCCGTAGCTGAATGTTGAGATAGTTCAACACAGCCTCGATCTCTTGCAGTTGATTAAAGCGATGCTCAGTCACGCCTGGCAGGGCCGTGATGGCTTTTTCTACCAGGCCACCAATTCTGCAATCACGCTTGGCGTCTTCAAGTTCTTTCTCGTAATGTGCTATAAAATCTGGAATAGACCCAAGATCGGCCACAATGCGACTATACCACATTAGTAGTCCTCGTCGTCCTCGTAATCTTCCTCGTCCTCTTCTTCGTCTTCTTCATCTTCTTGATCTTTTAGATAGTGTGCAAGAGCACGTTTGACTTCGCTATCTGATTTAAAAGTGTCCTTGATTTCATCAGCATCTACATCGTTGTCGATCAATACCGATACCAAGGTTTCGGCTGCTTCATTTCGATCTACAACATTGACATAACGACGTAATTCGTCCCAGATTTCTTTTGCTAATTCTACACTCACTATTATTCCTCCGTGGCTTCTTCTTCAGTACTTACCGTTTCTTTCTGATTTGCGAAGTCGGCCATGACCTTGTCCAAACAACCTTCCTCATTGCTTTCCCAGGCCTTGCGGAACTGTTTGATAATTTCGCCATCGCTGGTCACAAACATGAGTCGATTGCCGTCTTTCTTTAACAGGCCTTTCTTTTCAGCCAGGTCCACCAGTCCACTGTAGGGATTCATACCTGTTTCATAGGGGATCTTGACCTGCACACCCTCGAAAGGTTTGGCATAGCGTGTTTTCATTACCTTACAGCCGGCACGGATACCCATGACTTCGGAGATCTTGTTGCCATCCTCGTCTTCTTTGAGCTTCATTTTCTTCATGGCCACAACAATACTGCTTGCATAGATAAAGCCTTGACCACCTGAAATCTTGTCGTCGGGATCAAACATGTCTTGTGACGCATAGGTATGATTGGTACACACCAAGCCCACATTGTAGCTACCAAACATGTTGACACAGTTACGCACAAGTGCTGTCAGTGCCTTGGGTTTACGACCCAAGTCGCCTTTCATTTCACCTGCATCAAACTGATTTACATCTGTGGGTGTCAACAACATGCCCAAGCTGTCAATGATAAACATGACCTTGGGACGCTCACCATCGGGCAAGGCCTTGTAGTCAGACATGAATGTTGAAATGGTCTTGGCCACATCGTCAATCATGGCCATGCTCAACTTGAGCAGTTTGCTTTCACTGGTGTCTACACCAAGGGCCTTGAGCCAGTCCTCATCCAAGGCATTTTCTGTGTCAATCAACACAACAAAGATACCTTGTTGTTGTGCGTTTCTAGCAATGTTGCCTGAACAGATGTAACTCTTTCCGGCACCTGACTCGCCCGCAAACACAGTGACCTTGCCCAGGGGAATGCCTTTGTTGAAGTCGCCCGAGATCAAGTAGTTGAGTGCATAATTGCCGGTGCTGATCCAGTCTGTGGGGTCGTTAAAACCAATGCTGAGCCCGTCAATGCTCTTGGTAATTTCCTTTCGGAACTTGCTTACATCAAATGGTTTTCCCATGTTTTTTCCTTTGTTAGTAATTCGCTATACATTGTAGTGTAATATTTTTTGACAAAATTGTCAAATTTTTTTGATGGGCTGATAGCCAAATGTGTCTATACATTCTTGCTGTATGTGCTTTGGTAATTTGGCAAACCCACTCTCTGTGAGGCAATCTGGCCAAGAGTCGTCTTTTATCCTATAGTAAAATAACATCCAGTTTTCTTGGATAATATCCAAGGGCACGATTTGATAAATGGATTTATGACACCAGTTCAACTCACGTGCAAGTTGTTTTGTCAAGGTCACCATGTTGTCAATATTTTTTATAAGATGATGATAGTTGTGTTCGATGTCTTGTTCAATGCTGTCTTGTTGAAAGTGTATGTTCTGCAACCAAAATTTTGTGTTTTGAATCACTGCTTCTAACCGCTGTTCTTGATCAATGATATCATCGTACTCGGGTATTGGCAAATAGTTTTCAAAGGTACAATATCCAGCCTGTTTGAGATACACTAGATTCTTTGCATAACCCGCAATCATAAACGGCTGTCGATTCAATATGGTGATCCAGGTTTTCTCACTCACAATTGGAGTCCAAAGCATCATGGTTTCGCTGATGATTCTAAAACTTGATTGAGCATATAGAGATCCATCAAACGGATATCCACTGGCATGATCGGCTCCGTGACAAGCGTTGATAACATCACATGCATCCAACCTTCTTACATGTTGTTTGACAAACTGAGAAAATTCTAAATCGCTTAATTCTGGTAATAATTTTTTTGATGCCTGATAAATTGCCTCATTCATAAAAAAAGACCAGTCACAGTGGTTCAAGAGACCGTTTGTGTATAACTTATACAACAGTCTGATGCGATTTGCTTTGTTTGGTTTTCCAGTGGGAAATATAAATCTACCGGTATTGGCATTCCACTTTGGGTTCACAGTGCTGGTATTTTCAACTCGCATGTTAAAATCTAGATTCAGTAAGTCTACATCAATCTTATACAGTTGGTTGCCCAGTTCGAGTTCAATTTCAGGGCTTAGATCATGACTGGGGTGACGCCACCAATACACTCTATGACCAAGCTTCATATCTTTAATCAACGACAAAAAATCTTTGATGCTGTCATTGTTGACGTATTCCAAAGCATAAAACAAAATAGCACGATCCTGTGGAACCAACATCAATTTTTCTTTCAACGTTGCTGGTGATTCCGCATACAGATTAAATCCGTACGGATAGTAAACAGAGTCGTTCATAGGCTGATATTTACCAACTACTTTTATACCTATAAATATCGCATTATGGCCAAACACTTTGATCAAATTTTAAATCCTCAAGAAATAGACGAATTGATTGCCTATGTGGCTACTCCGGATGACCGCACAGATAACCGCCCTGATGTGAGAAGTAAACATCCAAGATGGAACCAGGATGTTTGGCCGCAACACATTATACAAGGTGCCATGGACAAATTGTTTCCAGGTGGTTACAACATTGAAGAAATTACATTTCAAGACACCAAAATAGCACTTAAACCACATACCGATAATGGTAGTATGCCGGGCACTAGCGGCAAAACAATAATGTTCACCTTGTGGGCGGACCCTGTGGCGCATACTGTGTACTTTAAAAATTATTGGACTGGTTGGGAACACTCGGGAGTATTTTTTACCAGAACACCATGGACTCCTTATCAATACAAGATTCCTAATCGTCAAGGTGATCTTGTCAAAGTTGAGGACATACGAAAACTTTTGCAACAATGTCAACAACATCCTGACTCTGTGACCGAATTTGATGTCACCGCAGAATTCATAAGCACACTTGAAGATGTTATACACAAACGTAGCCTACCAAGACTGGCCTATCAAGATCAAAATCTTAAAACTGGATATATTCAACCTGGGCCACGAAGAAATGACTATGAAACTTTGACAAACTATGATCCTGCTGGAAAGTTTGACACAGTCTTTCATGAAACATATTTGTCTGACATAGCTATCGAAGATTTACATGGGCTTGCCGTGGAGTCGGTAATCACGTGGCAACCAGGAGGAGCTCATGTGTTTAATCGAGAACAATTACATTGCTCTAGTAGTTGCCACACTAGAAAAATTTTCTGCACAATTTTTTATCATGAATCTGCCGATTCTACCAAGCACTTCCAATAACGATTTTTTCTTTGATAGTGATAGGCCACTTTGACAAATTGTGTGTCATTGTCAATGGTTTGATCCCAATGATCTATTTTGATATTTCCAGATTCAATTCCATACAGTGTTTTGATTAGTTCTGCATCATATTGTCGGTATATGGGATAACTTTGTCTCCAATCAACACAGGCATCCATGTTAATGCTGACTAAATCTTTAAAGTCAACATCATATACATCTTTTAAAAATTGTGTTAGACATTGAGCATATTCTTCTCTACGACCGTGTAGCACTATGGATGTAGCGGATTTGAATTCCCAATAGACATCATCTAGTATTTGTCTACCCCAAATATTGTTGTGTTCAAACACACTGGTCAAGGCGTTTTTTGTTGCTGTGTGTTCTTGTTGCACAAGATTGTTTTTTGTAGAAAAATACGTGATCCAGGCTTGCACAAAATCTAATTCATTGATGCGATACATTTGTTTCATGTAGTTCATGACATGGTGTGCCCATCCATAAAAATACAACACTATCAACCAGTGGCTGACAAGATGTCCCTGTATCATTTCATCGTAGGTGATACAATTGGTGCTTTTTACAACATCAACTTTTTCAATAATATAACTGTCTGGATCAGCAATTTGCAACCAAAAAGTATCCAATGGCAACGTTTGTGCTTGTAAACCATGCTGTCGTCTATAGTCGGGTTGACCCATGGGTGCATTATAGGTCAACACCAAGGGATGAACCATGAGAAAATCTCGTTGTCCTAGATCTATCAACTTCTGTAAGCCTTCTTTGAAACTGTTGAGTGTTTCTCCTGGTAGTGGCCAAATAATTTCACTATAGGTAGGCACATTGTGTTTTTTATAAAACTGCATGGCCTCATTGGTGGCTCCGTCACGAATATTGAATCTTTCAATTGCTTTCAAGGTATTGGGATCCATGCTCTGCATGGCAAATGTCACACCTTTGAACAGTTTGGTCTTGGCTTCATGATCCAACATGACAATTTTTTGCACTCGTTCTGGATTGTTTTTGGCCCAGGTTACGTCCCAGAATTTGGGATATCCTGTTCGTAATTTTGCTTCAACTACCCATTTGGTGATTTTGTAATCTCTCTCAAACATGCCCCAGTTGCTGTCACACACGCTAACATATTCAATTTTTCTAGCAGACATCCACTCAATTTCTTTGGCAATACGATTTAGATCAAACAGTTTGGCCTTGTTCCAGTAACTGTCGCCAATGTCACAAAATGCACAGTGATAGGGACAACCACGCATGGTTTCTATGGTGACTTGCCATAAAAACTTTTGACCGTGTTGTTGTTCATATTTGTCAATTATGTCATCGTAGAAGCCCGTCAGAATTGGGCTGGGCAATTGGTCCAAATTTTCAGTGCGACTGGGTTGTTGTATTATTTTTGTTTGTTTGGTAATGATGCCAGCACGATCGGTCAACTCTAGTACGTCCTTACACAGCAACACCTCCTGAAATATCTGTTCATTTTCTCCCAAAATTGCAATATCAAAGTAATCATGAGTTCGAACAAAGGCTGGATCATGTTTAGACACCTGTGGTCCGCCCACAATGGTGCGGCACTGTGGCCATTTTTGTTTTATGGCCTGGGCCAACTGTTTGTTGAATTCCCAGTTCCATACATAGCAACTCATGGCCACTGCATCGGGCACAAAATCAAGTTCTTGTATCCATTTTTTTATATTGACTTTTTCAATCATGACTTCAGCTACTTGCCAATTTTTGACCACATCAGCATTTTGAGCAGCCGTGAGCCATTGATAGCTTATAGCCAAAGGCAAAAATTTATTGGGACCGTAGTTGTCAACTACCTGAACAAGAACAATGTTTTTCATCGCACGACTTTATATAGCGGGTCATCACCGTGTGCTGATCAAACACTGGAGGCTTCAAGTTTTTTAAGCCAATCTTTGGAAAAATACCAATCGTAGTTGAACTCAACGGTGTCGGATTCTAACAGGTACAAGTCATGCCAATCATGCACTGACAAATTAGAATATTTTGAAACCATGGTCAACAACGCAATCAATCGTTCTACTGGATTTTGTACGCTATCAAATCCGTAATCAAACAAGTGAACGTATTTTTTAAATCCATAACATTTTTCTAAATGACCATGCCAGCCCGGTTGTGCATAGGCCAAAAACAATCCGCGGGTGATCACGCTATATAAAAATTTTTCTGAGATCAACGGAACATAACTTGTGGGAAGAGTCTCACTGACAATGTGTAAAAAACTCTGTGTCAATTTAGATTCTAAATTATAAATGTTGGTTTTATGATCAAATCTAACATGACCAAAACTATAAATCGATTTTAAAAAATCCTCGTCAATAGAAAAAAATTTATTGTAGTAGGCAGTTTTATCTGCCACAAAATCATTTAGATGCCCGTCAATGTTGTGCTTGGACAAAGCAAAATTTTTACTGCAATATTCAGGATTAAAAAATCCAAATTTTTTCAAGGCACATACTAAAAATTTTCTTCCCACGTGAGGTGTGCCATTAAAACTACAAATAAAATTTTTATACTCTAGATTTGGGTGTATGTTGTAATCAAAAAACTGTTTTAGACCAGGAAACACCGAAAGTTTAAAAGTTAAATTTGAATATTTTTTTGTTACGGATACATCCATAAAATTACTAACATAGAGATCTACAATTTTGTTTTTGTGTTTTGCAAAATTGTTTATTCTTTCTAACTTGGTGTTGTGTAGATTGCTATCAAATCCTCCTAGATGATCAAGTATCACCAATTCTGTGACAGAATCATCAAGCGTCTCCAATTGTTGGGACAGTTTGATGTCATCAAAATATTCAAGATGAAATCTGGTCATATAGAATCTAGTTATACAAAGGGTCACAATCAATCAAAATTGTGACCCTTTGCTACAAGATCAAGACTTGTTTTGACGGCTACGAATCATGGCCAAAATATCCTGAGCATTTTGTGTGCTGGGTTTGGCCTGCACTGGCGTACTTGGTGCCGGTGCATCATCCTCATCGTCGAAACTGCTTGTAACTGCTGGAGCGGCTTTGACTGCAGGTGCTGGAGTATCCTCATCCGTGTGTGTAGATCCGGAACCACCTGGAGCTGCTACACCAGCTGGACGGAAGTATTGACCCCACCGTTCAGTGTCATAGCTTTGACCATCCACACTAGCCTCAAACATTTCTTTGATGACCCTGACTTCGGCTTCGCTTGGCTTCTTGGGCAAGAATGTGCTCAAGTCAAACAGGCCATGCTTGTCCATTGCGGCTTGCTCGGCCTCTGTGAGTGAGCTTTCTTTACGTGCCCATTTGCTGGTGTTGTAGTCAGCATATCCACCTTTGCTGGTCTTGGTGATGCGGAAGTCCAAGCCACGCAACAAGTCAGTTGGCAATTCTTCCAATTCTGGATCCATGAGTGCTGACTTGATGATTGAAAAAATCTGAGGACCAATGATGAAACGGCGAATTGGATTCTCTGGAGTTTTGTCATCGCTGAGCGGATTCTCACGCACAAAACCTTGAAAGATGTAACTGCGTTTTTTCCAATACTTGCGACCCATTTCTTCCAGGGCCTTGTCTTTGAACCAGGTGCGTACTTCCGTGAGCACTGGGCAGGTCTCTTGCCACATTTCCATGCAAGGCACTTGAACGTAGACTTGTTTTGAGTCTGCTTCGCCTTTGATGCCATTGAATGGCAAGCGGATCATGGCCCGTTCTTGCCAAAAGAATGTGTTTTTGCTGTTACCATCAGGCAAGAAACGGAGTGTGGC